TTCGTCAAACACAAATCTGCCGTTTGTTTTTCTATAGATTGCAATACGATATTCGCCGCCGTTTTGTATACCACCAAGTGCCAATACTTCGCCATTTTTACTAATATCATAAGTTGTGCCGATGCCCAATGCATTTAAAAAATCACTACTATCGTCAAAAGCTGGCGCTGTTTCTTCTGAAGAATCAGGAACATAACCTAAATAATCAACATATGTATCAAGTACGTCCCATTGACTGTTATCAAAAGGATTACCTGCAAGTACTGTTGTATTAGCTTGACGAAGTTCGCCTTCATAGTAGACAATATTATTAGGAATATATTTTGCAATACTTTCCCATTCACCTTTGTAGTTTGTGTCTCTTGAATATGCATAAGATGTTACAGCATCTTGCCCTTTGTTGTTAACAAAGTAAACACGGCCGTTGTCTCTAAGACTTCTAATAACAGTATTATGTTGGAAATCACTTGGAGAAGCTGATTTAATTGCAATACCAAACTGTTCGTTTTCTGTTGGATCTGGACTTAGAATAATGTCTACTAAATCAAAAGACTGATCTATTAGTCTTTTATAAATGTAAACCACGCCTTGGTTTGCATATCCAAGACTTGTTCCAGATGTGTCTGTAACTATTAGTTCTGATATTTCCCAATCTTGACTTAGTAGATTAATAGTAGAACTTTCTGCTGTAACATTAACTAGTGCTCTCCATATTGCTCCACGTTGACTTACATAATCGCCTGCTAGATAACTTTCTCCTTCAGTAAATATACCTCTATAACGTGTTTTAACATTAGCAGCAGTTGGTGCGCCAACATACAAATACTGACCATTGTCTGTTATTTCAACACTTGTACCAAACGCACCACCATCATGATGATTAGACAATGGTTCTAATGTCTGTTTTAATTTAAATTCACTGGCTTCGCTGCCACGAGTATATACATAAACTTTGCCATCATCTTTATCAGGTGTTCCAACTGCCAATGTAGTATTATTGTTGCTAACAGATACAGCTGATCCAAACTCCCTATTGTCTATTTCAGGTGCTGTAATACTTTGTTTAAAACTACGTATAATACTGCTGTCGTATACTCCAAATGTTCCGTTTCCAGTATTGTCAACCCACACTCTATCATCATCGTCTAAATCATAAAGTTTAGTAATATTGTTTATATCTGCAGGAGTTGATACTCTACGTGATGATAGTTCTGATACTATTCCAAGAGTGCTATCTGCTAGGTCAATAAAATCTTCAGTTATTGGATTATCTAGTTGTATCTCAATATCTGTATATCCAATATTTTGTACAATCCAAAAGCCATTAACTTCATTATTAATATTATTGAATCCAACAATATCGCCTTCTACAAACGTAATAGGCTTACTAAAGTTTGCTTTAAATCCTAATGTTGTCTTTTCAATAGATTCAATAGATATAGGCGATACAATATGCTTGTAAACATTCCACGATTGTGCATCTTTTGGTACCCATATATAACTACCAATGTCAACACTATCAATATCCAAAACCAACATATCGTTTTTTGTAGTTGTTAAAAAGTTCACTTGATCTAGTTTAACATAACCAGCAGTTTTAGTATATTCTGTACTATTTGTTGTTAACGGCAACGATGTATGTGCATAATCATCTGGTGAAAGATAAACGTCTTTTCTTGGATATTGATAAACCAAGTCTGTACGTATCGAATCTACAGTTTCAACAAACTCTACAAGTTGTGGTTCAATTCTAAACTGGCTTTCGTCTAGTTTAAATTCAACTTCGTCATAACTTGTAGTTGCACCGTATCTACCAACACGTATTGCCCATTCTTCGTATAGCTCTACACTATCAGTATTTGCTGATCCAAGTTTATCAAACAGTTTTGTAATAGCGTTTGATGTACCTTTGTCTTGTATAAATCCTTGATAAAACTTATACTGACTAACATCGTCTTGTATAATATTAGCAAGATATTCACGTTTTTGATACCCAATAAGATGCTGTGCTAATCTTTGTTGTTCGCTATCAAAGTTGTCAGTATCTAAGTCGTAAAAATCTGCAAACTGATTTGCCCTGTAATCCCAGTTTGGTTTTAGTTCACTTGTAGGTTTACTATCTAGTCTACTCCAGTTTCCGTTGACAAACTCCTGTGTGCCGCTGTGTGTAAACCTAGCTGCATAGTAAAATTCTTTGTATTTTACTAGTTCGGCAGTTTTATAATCTTTGTAACTAGTCCATTCAGTAACCTTAGCATCATCGTATATAAATCCAGGAATATTTAAACTACCATTCCATTCATCAGTTCTATAACCTACAACTTTTAAACGCTCTTGTCTATATCCAGTTTCAGGAACATATATTGTATCATTAAATACTGTTGTATTATCGATCAATACAAGATGTTCTTTTTGTATCAGCGGTAGTTTAATAAGATAGATGCCTTCTTCATTTGATGTTAAACTAAATTTGTTGCTATTATCTCTATATATACTAGAACGATTTTTACTAACTACATTTCCATTTTCATTTAACACTGCAAATCCATAAAGATTATTATGTACATTGTCAACTACATAAAACTCTTTTTCAAATTCAATCTGATTAGCTAAAGGTGATAAAGTTATCGTACTAGTATTTGCCCAGTTTTGTGTTATCCAAAATAGAAACTCTTTAGATGCTAGTTGCCAGTTTTCAACTGTTTCGGTTGTTTTGTTAAAATATTCAAACTTAAATCCAATGTCTTTTAAATATTTTTGATATCCTAATAAAAAGTTAACTACTTGCTGTTCATCGTTTAATATTGTTCCGTAGTCAAGTGTTGATATTTCATTTGTAAAAGACTTTCTAAAATAGGCGCCGCGGCCACCGTTTTCAGGTAAGCTCGGTAGCGGTGTATATAAACTTAAATCAAAGTCAGTTGTTGTAGTATGATTTGCATTTACTCTATAATATCTATCGTTATATTCTACAAGTTTACCGGCAACTAAAAACTTATTTTCAGTCCACGTTATATATGCTTCACTTATACCGCCGACATTTACAAAAGGATCATTTGCACTTTCTCTTGGTATATTATATTTAAAATACGGAGTATCTTTATCATATCCATTTATACGATATCCACTTTGTGTTCTTTCAATAATCACACCACTATAAGTTGCTACTATTTGGGGACTAGAAGTTCTCAAAACAATGTTATAGTTTTCATCCGGAACAAATATGTTTCCTTTATTCAACGGAGTTTTACTATCTAATACTAGTTTTAGTTTGTTCTTTTCGGCAAACCCAGCAAGTTTAAATCCTATTTTATTATCTAAAAGTTTTAGATTATTAGTGTATGTGGTATACGGATACAAAGAATCTGCATTAATATATTCACTAATATAGTTTAAAAATCCTGCACTTACAGCATTTTCTATTTTAGGAAATATTAAATCCGTTGTGTTTATTCTTTTGTTTGTAGCAGTATAGATTAAGTTTCCAGCAATGTCACGCTGTGTTCTACTTCTGTCAAATCCAACACCCATTGTATGTGCAGGTCTAACGATCAATGCAGCAATCATCAAGCTGAACGGATAACCACTGCTTCTTCTCCACGCTGTTTCAGTTGGTGCTTCGTCGCCAAACTCAAATAGATTTTGACTTTGTGGTGCATAACTGAAGTTGCTTACGTATCCGCTTTCTAAAGGTGATATTAGTTGGCCATTTTCATTGACTGGAATATGCTTTAGTAAGTTATGTCTAATATATTTTTTATTTCTTAGTATTGTTTTACCAGGTTCTCTAATCACGCCGTTTTGCAGGTCGGTCCAAAGTATTAAGTTATTGCTTGTGTAAGGGGCTGGGCCATAAACGTTTTCCCACCATGCTGGTTGTATTCCGTATCCTAACATTTCCCAAGGATGTGTATGCGGGCGATCAGTATCAAATGCCTGTCTATAAATGCCGCGCCAAAATCCTGGTACTGCTTCATTGCGGTCATTTGTACTTCCTGTATAGTTATAAGTAAAACTATCTCCTTGTACTATAAAGTTATTTTTAGTATAATCAGAAATCTTTGCAACATCAGTCCAGTCAATAAAATCTTTGATAATAATATTATTAATTTCTTGTGATGATATTTTTGTATTTCTATCTGCGCCACCTACAATATCATTTATGTCAAATATATCTGGATTATAATCAACTTTTAGATTATTAAAAATACGCTTTTCCATTTCTAAAATCAAATCGTCTCTATAATCGTTATAAGCAAGTGTAATGCTGCCGTCATGGCCTCTAATAACAGTTTGCGGAGTTTGATAGCTAGAGTCAACAAATAGTTCAGGAACATATGCCGGGAACATTCCTATTTTTGTAGGCGTTGGTGGAATAAAACTACCTTCAGTATTATCATATTCGTGTATAGTTAATATATCGCCATCAGTTAGTGTTGCTGAAATATCTACAAATCCAGTTCCTGTAAATGTATAATCTTTGTTAAACACAAGTTGTTGATCATTTAGATATATGTACAAGGCTTTATTACTAATGGCAGATTTATCAAATACTGTTGATAGTGAATAAACTGTTAATCTACTATCGAGTATTTCGTATTCAATCTTTTTACTGCCGCCTGTAGCTGCCATATCTGTACTATAAAAAGGAGTACTAGTAGTCTTTGTATTATTGATTTCATTAAAGATAAAATCAACATATTCTTTTACTGTTCCGTTAAATGAAGTTTCGGTTGCTGTCTGTACAAACTGTCTTTTAAACTTAGTATATTCATTTAGTGCATATCTAATAGCTGCAACAACATTTGAACTTTTATTAACTAGATGATAAAGTGACAAGTTTAACGGGCCACTGTGCTGAACAAACTTTCGGCCATATTCGGCAACTGGTCCTAAATCTCGTAGATTGTTTATGCCAGGTTGAATACCTGCAAATGTTGCAACTTCTGAAACTAGTCCTTCAACATGATCATTTACTTCGCCTAATGTAAAATCTGTAATATTTTTATTAGACGGATTTCTTTCAAAGTTGTGTGGAATCTCATAATATCCATTATTGTTTTTGTCTGCTGAGCTTTTAGTTTTAATAACAACAATATCAGTAAATCCAATATCGTCAGGAAGTATAACCTTAGTTGTTTTATTTTCGTTGACTGTTTGATAATCAGATTTATAACTATTATTGACATATACTTTTATTTCTAAGTCTGTTAGGTCTGCACTATTGTTATAGACATTAATCGGAAATCTATTTGTGTATTCTTCGCCAGTGTATTTTTGTATAACATATTGACTACTTTTTATGTTTGCTTTTTTCCAAGCATTAGTGTATGATATAACTTGATTATTATATTCTTGTAAGAAGAAAACATCACTACTTATAGTTTTAAAAATACTATTGACTTTATACTTGTAATCTTCTGCAAGTAAAGAAAAATCAAAAACAATATCGCCGATATTTACAAAGTTTTTGTATGTAAGCGGAAATCCAAGTTCTGTATCGTTAGCACCTTCTCCTACTCTATAAGTAAAAAGTCTATTACCAGCAAAATCTGTACTATCATAAACTGTATTATCTCCTAGGCTATTTCCACTACTGTCAAACAAATCAAACTTTGGTGCTTGATTTAATCCTGTTTTATCTTGAGCCGGTTGCCATCCTGTTGCATTATACCAATACATTTTTCCAGCATTTTTAACTCCGTCTTTGACTAGTACAGTTTGATCTAGAATAGGATCAGTATCGTCTGTTTCAACTAAACTTATTTGAGTAGTATTAGTATGAGTAATAAACTTAACTTTAAATATTTTATCTTTTACTAAACTGTCAGTATCTGCTGTAAACAGTATACGCATTCCTTCAACTAAATCTATTCCATCAATGTTATATCCTACAGAACCTTCTATTGTACTGAATACATCTTTTGTAAATGTATCAACTAAATCAACATTAAGTTTAGCTTCATTACCGTGATTCCACAAACGTAAATTTGGTTCAAACTCGATGATAGGACGTTTAGCTCTTGCTGTTTGATCTAACTCAATTGCCTGATTGTTAATATTTGCACTTTTTTCAATAACCGATTTGTGGAACCAACGATTGTATCTGGCCCATGCATTTCTACTAGTGTCTCTTCTGTTTATACAAATATAATCTTTAGTTCCTGCGTAACTTCTAGCATTACTCCAAGGAACACGGTCAAATCCGTTTACATCAAAAGGTATTTGTGTATCCTGTGTAAATATAGCCGGAACTTCAAGGTCGCTAACTGGAACTAGTTTAATAGATTTGCCTACACCTTCGACATAGTATAGACCTTGTGCATATGTTGCTGGCGTTACATTGCCTTGAAAATATACTTTCATACCATTTGACATATTCCAACCATCAATAGTTGTGTATGTTTTCTTGCCTACTATTTCGTCGCCTACATTTATGTCGCTGTTTTCTTCTATGTCAAAAACATTAAATGCACCACTGTTGTCAATGTCGTTTTGACTAACATAATACAGATTTTCAGGAGCGTCACCCGGTACTGTAAATTCAATGACGCCATTTTCAATAAATCCATCTTCTAAGTAATCTTGTGGATTTACTAATGTGTCGTCTACGTTTTCATGTGTTAGTACAATACCTTCTCGATACAACGTGCTAACTAATGTACTATCAGGTGAATACTCAACTTTTTTCTGTCTGCTTGTTGCAAAACTAATAGGGTGTCCAGGAACATTAACTTCAAATCTGTATGTTTGTCCTCTAAACAATCTTATGCTTTTATTACGTGTTACTCCATCAGGAGAAAATACATAAGCTGTATTATCATCATCAACTACAGTTTCAATAGTAAAAGTGCTGACTACTTCTCTGCCTTGTCCTCTTATAGGAACTTCTTGTGGACCATTTGGTAACCAATAGTATTCTCTAAAGTTAGTAAACTTATCAAAATCAATATGTGGGTTCCAAGCATAAAACTCTTGGGCAAAAAGTTTATCTTGGTTTTTAATAGAACCACCAAAGGCACTTATTTGTCCTAATATATCAACATAGTCGGCATCAAACTCTACATTTCCAAGATTGTCCTGCACAATAGCAAAAGGTTCTAACTGATAGTTTTCTCTATTAGAATTGATGTCACTAATATAACTATCTTTAGTAGTAACTGCTTTGGCAACTCTACTTCCAACAAACCCATTAATCTTTTCAACAACACCTGGATTAGTTAACTGATCAACTGTACTACCTAAAAACTTTTTATTTGGATTAGTTCTAAAATATCTCGGAAGTAATGAAGCAGAAGTTCTTTTTGAGTCCGAACTTCCTGGTACAGGGTATTCGTTTTGATCGTCATTGTATGCCATTAGTAATCATTTCCTTCAGTAATGGTAGTTGTCGAAGTTGTTGCACTTTGAACACCTGTATTTAAAACTTCGTTACTTGTAATAACATTTGCAGTTGCTTTAAGTCTTGATGCAGTAATACTATCAATAACTTCAATATCACTAACACTTGCACTACTAATCAATATTTCGTCATTTTCGCTTTTTAGTTCATACATACTACCAAACGACTGTGTTTCGCTTTTTGGTACTAGAACAATACTACTTATATCGGGCGCAACTTGCTTCATAATATATGCTGCTAGTTCACTAAAATAAAACGTTTCTCCAAAGTCCCAGTTTTCTAAAGCAAAAAATTCATTAATACTATCTACAACTCTTGATTTTATATCATTATCGTTTACAACACGATTTGTATTTTTTACTATTTTAAATGTTGCTTGCACATCGGTATCGCTTTCTGAACCAAATAAAGATTTATATTTTACAGGATGATATATTACTTCATCACTGATTGATTTAATCTTTTTAATATCTTTACCAAAATCTAAAAACAACGAGTCGCTGCTAGGTGGTAAAGGTTTTGTTGTAATATCGCCCCTAAGATATCTTCTATATTCAACATCATATGATTTTGTTAAAATATATAAGTCAACAATATTACTACTACTTGGATCAATACGTCGATTTTCAGCAGCAGCATGTTTGTAATCAAATCTAATATTGTCTCTACCTTTATATGCTTTGTAATCAATGCATAGTTCTAATCCTGTTTGTAATGAATTAAACTTTTTAAATACATTAGTGCTACTAATATAAAATATTGTTTTTGCATCATAAGAACTATATGCGCCAATTGCTGCTTCAGTTTGTTTTACTACAATATATTCAGCTGCGGCGTTAACGTATTCGTAAGTTTCTACATCATTTTTTTCAAACTTTTTAGAAAATATATATTTTGTATCTGGCAAGTAATTAGGTGCAACAATATTTGTAAATAAATCTGGATCGTCAATCACGCCATCTGCATCACTGTCGGTAAATCCTACTTCTAGTTTTTTACTATCTATATACCCATCAACACTACGATACTCTTTAACAACTTGCCATTTCCAGTCTTGATTAAACGGCGTTAGTATATCAGGTTTATTATTATTACTTAAAACGCTAATACTATCAGTAATAATTTTACCAACTTTACTATCATATATACGATCATTGCCGTCAAAGTAAAAACGTATTTGTTTATCACTTTCAAATACATATCTTACAGCACGACTAGTTACTGTGTATTTTTCTCCGTCTGTTTCAAACAAGAAAAGCCAACTAGCATCTTGATTTGTGCCTGTAGCATCTCCAGTTTTTCCTGTATCAAACTCACTAGTTGTATCAAGATTACTGTTTGTAATAACCTTCCAGTTAGTTGTTTCAACATCATATCGTAGTCCAAATGTTTTGAATGCAAATACTTGATCAACCATTTGTGATAATGTATCATTTACAATGATATTATTTAATACCGGAATGATTTCTGAAAGTTTGCTAGTCGAAGGCACTTCGTCGTTGAGTATAATAGGACCTAATGTACTATTGATATCACCTATTGTTCCGTTTTCATATACACTTATAATTTTAGTCCATATATATTCTTTGTCACCTAGTGTAGATACTTCGCCCAACACTAGATTGTTATCTTTATCATAATGATATCCAGTTGGAGGCGTAAACTTAACTAAACTTCCAGCAGCAGCAAACTTCATTGTTGTAGCTGTAAAACTCGATACTGCAACTGGTACAGAAAACTGATCTTGAAATATTCCACTACTTTGATTTGTTTCGTTTGTTGTAGCATTCCATGTATAGTTTAAATCAGCAATACTTGCATTTCTACTAAAGTTTTTGTAATAAAAGTTTTTAGTTTGTGTGTTTTTTATTATTTCTAAAACTTGATTATTAATAACTGCCTCAATATCTGTTTTTGAAACAAAGTTAAAAGTAAATTTATTTTTTAAATCTTCTGTAAAAATACTTCCGTCATCTCCAAACATTAATGTGTTGCTGTATTTGCCAGTTGCATCACGCAAATCATAGTATCTACTAATACCGCTACTTGTTCTATTAATACTTTTTGTTTTAATAATCTGCTGACTTACTCCTAGAGGACCAATATTGTAATCTTCGCCTGTAATCAAACGATTTTGTGTGTAATATGTACTAGGTGCATTTGTTTGAATGCTTTCATTCGATTCTGATTCGTCAGCATTTGAAACAACTGATTGTAATTCTAGCACAATATTAAGTGTTTCTGCTGAGTTATTTTTACTAATATAAGGAACTTGTATTTGTATTCCTGTCATATCAGCTGGATTTATATTAAACTGTTCATTTGCTGATGTTCTATAATAAACTTTAAAATCACCCTTTGGTAATGTTCCAAAAGTTCCGTCACTAAACACAAGACTTATTCGATCGCTTACACGACTTAGAACACTATACAAGTCACGAACACCTTTAGTAACACTGTTATACACAATATTATTACCTTCTGTGTTTTCAACTTTTTGCCATAGTGATTCTTCATTTCCGTTGCTGTCTAACTTGTAAAGCCAAACATCACTGTTGTTGATGTTATCGCTGTCAATATTTACAGTTGTATTTGGAACAGGATTCATTACAGAAAATGTATTTTCTTGTAAACTACCTTGTCTAAAGTGCATAAAAAATCCACTGTTCGAACTTCCTGCACCTTGTCCGTTATCTCTATATAAAAATCCTAGTTTATTTCCAGGAAATGGTTCTTCTTCGTATATTGTTGTATTATCTGTATTAATACCAGTACTAACAATTTCAAACTTGCGAGATGCATCGTCTATATTTTTTGTAAAACTGTATATAGGCAATCCTGTATTACTTGCGCTGAATCGATATTGTTCAGTTGCTACACCATTTACAATGGCTTTTTTAATAGGACGGCCAAATGTAGAGTTTGCTGGCAACGAAGCATTCATAATCTTAATAAACTGTTCATACCAATCAGAGTTAGTAGGATCGTTCCATATAATAGTTTGATTAGATAGATTGTTGTTGTTGGCATCAATAACATCTTCGGTGGTACTAACACTTTCTATTTTTAGTAACCCGTTTGCTGGAATATTTCTATTTGCATTATAACTAATAAGTCTTGCTAAACGGAGAATACTCTCTCTACGATCAGCAGTTTCAATAAAATTTTCTCTAGCATTTAAGTCTGTACGGAAAGCAAGGTTTTGGCCTAAAAATGCAATAAGGTCGATAAGTGCAAGATACTCACTGGACTCTATGTAGTCGTTAAAGTCTTCAGGATAGTTTTCACGAATATATGTAATCATAGTTCTGCGAAGATTATCAAAGTCGTAACTTTGGAAATCTGCGTATCTAAAACTTTGATATATTGTTTTCCAGTCTTCTGCTAGTAGAAGTCTATTTTGCCTATCGGTCGTTGACATTCGCTGTTCCTCACTTTATAGTATATTTACCTGAAGTAAAAAACTGCGTACTTTAAATTAATCCGTTGTCTTGATCAAACTTTATACGCATACTTTCGCTGATGCTATAAGGAATATAAGTTAGAGAACAATCAATCTGTATGCCACTTTCGTAACTATCAACGATTACACTGTCAACATTAACTCGTGGGTCAAAGTTGACTATCTCTGTTACGTCTTCAATGATAAGCTGTTTTAGGTCATCAGTAAATGGTTCAAATAATATATCCCATATGATAGTTCCAAACTCTGGATTTTCAAGTTTTTCGCCTTGACGAATATGAAAATGATTTATAATATCTTGTTTGATTATACTA